TTAATATAGATTCAAGAGTATATCTTTCCATATCTATAAAAAAGAAATTATCATTTACGTGCTCTGCTACTTCATTCCATTTTTTACTATTAATATCTCCAGGTGTAGGCATTCCCTGCCATACTTTTCTCATCAATTTATGAGCATGAAGATATGTAGGCTGATTCTCAGGTGATGCAAAAGCTGTTTTCCATTTATAGTTTAAATTATATCCAATAACCATTTGATCAACAAAATCAGATTTACCACTAGATGGTATACCAGTAACAGTAATAAACTGACCAGTATAGGTGCTAAAGATACGATCAAAATTCGCCAAACCCACTTGGTAACCTGGTTTGAAACCATGTTTAACAAAGTCTGTAACCTCTCCTTCAATATCTTTAAACGTCGTAACATTTTCCAGAGGGACGGGTTTTGCTTTTGTAATTTGCTGGATAAGGTTTTCTTTTCCATGTTTTAATAAGTATTCGTTTGCATCTTTACAATCTTCAAAATCTACAGTAAAACAAACTTCGGCTCCAAGACGTCTTATTAATTCTTGTTGTAAGGCTTGGCCAGGTTCATCATTATCGACTGCTAAGATTATTTTTTCTTTATCTTCAAAATAATCTATACAATTATCTAAATAGTCTAAATTATTTGAATTAAGAGTTGCACCATTTGGTACTGATATAACATTAGGTAATCCAGCTTCATGAAAACTTAATGCATCCATTTCACCTTCAACAATTATACAAGTATCATAACCTATAATACTATTAATGTTATAAAATATTTTTTCAGCACCCTTATATAATTTAAAGTTCTTCTTACCATCTCGATACTTAATATTAATCAAAGTATCACCCATAATGTAATTGAACTTTATTGTATTCTCGGATTTACCGGTTTGTGGCATAAACTCAGGCCCTTCAGATATATTTAAATCTTCAAGAGTTTTTTTAGATATACCTCTTGTCTCAAACCATTTTATTACTTTTGAACCTACTGATTTGTGAGTTTTAGTTGAATAGTCAGGTTTTATATACTCCTTAATACTATTACCTTTTCTCTGATAAGTATGTAATTGAAAAGTAGTGTTACAGTTGTGACAAGTACCGAGACCCCGTTCCCAATCATATGAAGCACATTTAAGCTTTTGATTTTTAGGTTGTCTAGAAGAGGAACACAAAGGACAAGTCCCTTGTGTTTTTCCTTCTTCTAAACTATATTGATTGAAATTATCAATCAAGAATCCATTGATCTCTGTTGTCTGCATATATTTATTATCTGCGAATTTTCGTATTTAGTATATATTAAAATGGTAAATCAGGTTCTTCTGCTGGTTCTGCTTTAGGCATTGCTTTAGGTTGATCCATTCTTGGGGCCGCTTCTACATTTTGACCATTGGTCCAAACGACTCTAGCATTACCAAGATATACTTTACCTACTTTAGCTTCTCTTTCTTCTTTAGTTTGTTCTACAATTACAGGACCATTATTTCCAAACTGATCTACTTCATCATTTAAAGTTATACTAATAGGTAAATACTTACCTTTAGCTCCTACAATGATTTTATCCTTAGGGATATTATTTAAATTAATACTTGTTTTTAATATTGATGCCATTATGCTACTGTTGTATTTAAGTTAGTAAAGAGTTCACGTAAATCCATAGTAGTTACGTTAGTATCTTTTAATCTACGTCTAAAGTTATCTGCTACTTTAGAATAAGGATGATATCCATCCACTGTATTTGCATTTCTATAAAATTGTGATACAGGAAATCGTAATCCTGTCATTGTACAAGTTTTTGTACGTCTATTTATTCTTGCCATATTATAAAATTTCAGTTTTAAAAAATTGTTTAGGATCGAATTCTGGTGATTTAAAAAATAATTTGTATTGAGCTACAGCTTCTTTTACTTTCTCACGACCCTTATCATAGAAAGCATCTGAGCATTCACAAATTTTTATTTGATGAGTTGTTTTATCTATAGTTATAAATATCATCTCATATCCAAATAATTTACTATAAATAAAAGCTTGGCTATCATAATTATAACGCGAAGCACTATATCTAAAATTATCTATATCTGAGGTGGTTTTTAAATCTACAATAACTCTTTCATCATGATTTATTATATCAGCTTTACCTTTCCATAGTTCACCTTCTATTTCGGAAATGCCTGGAATTTCATATTCTACTTTTTTACCTCGAATTAGATCTTTACAAACATTATTAGCTAAAACAGTATCAACCATAAGTTCTATTTGATCTACTTCTTGTTGTAATAAACATAATTCTCCATCTGATATCTCCTTATACGCTTTTGTATTCCTTGTATTAGACTTTATAATTTTAAACTTCTTAAGCTTATCTGGTTCAAGAATGGCGGTATGAAAATAGCCGCCAATCAAAAACGCAGGTGTCTGTTTACTAGGTGTATGTAACGCTAAAGGGTTTTTTAATAAAGTAGAAATATCAGAATTACTAAGATATTGTTTACCAAATGCTCCATAATAATCTTCATCATTTTCTAACTTTTTTAAAATCTCTTTTTTCGTCATTTAGAGTGTTGTTAATTCCTTTTCAACTTCTTTAGTTAAAGAGTATTTAGCTTTAATTGCATCTATTTTTCCTCCTGACTTAATAAACTGTTTAGCTTTTTCTACTTGATCTGAACTCATAGTGGTTTTATGATCATTTACAGCATCACTATCTTGTGTGTCATCAATTAAAAATAAATTACCTAAAGCATATTTCTTCCCATAACTCGATGCTGACCCAAATTGTTGAGGTGTTTGCATACCTTTCTGCATAAGATCTACTCCTACTAAAGCTGTTGCTTGAATAGAATTTTCTCCATCAGAAATAGTTGCCATACTCTCAAGTATAGGCATAGGTTCACTAGCTATTAAATTTTCATTTAATACCACTGTAACTCCTAATTCTAATAAAAAGGGTTTTGTTGCTTCGAGAATGTCTTCGGCGGATCGGAAGTAATATTTGCCGAATGAATTAAATCTACTTTTTTTCGATTTAAATTTAGTCTGAATAGTTGCTAACTTATCGTTGATATTCATAGGTATTTGGGTTTGTCTATTAATATAATTACATATAAATTTGAAGATTTACTACCTGTAAGTTACAGATAATCAATCACTTGCGAGTGATCTACATTGTCTATTAATTTATTTACAGCTTGTTTTTTTAGTTCTGAAATACGTACATAACTACTAGGTCCTTTGATCCCTATTTTAGGGGCAATTTCCTTTGCAGAATGTTTATCACAATCAAGTCCATAAGATAATCTTAATACTTCGTATTCACTTTCAGTTAAATATTTTCTCATTAAACCTTTTAAGTAAGTATTTAATAATCCAATATTATAAGGCTCAGAATCATCTGGTATTTGATATAATAATTCTTCATCTTGAGTTTGTAATTTAGCATCAATACTCAAAAAGATAGAATTAAAAAACATTTCTACCATTTTCTTATCCTTAGGATTTTTACGTATTTCGTTCATTTTATGCTCAGGTATACGTATATCACCTCTATTTTTATCTATTGCTCGTCTTATAGCTCCTTTAATTCTTTTAAAAAAGAAAGATTTTAAAGTTTTCTCCTTGTCTTTAGAATCCTTTAGCATTGTATAATCTAATTTATCTACAGCTTTAGTTAATCCAGCAGATCCTTCTTGTATAAAATCTAAAATACTCATCACTCCAGCAGCTTGTTGAGAAGTAGAGAATTTTCTAGCTATATTTTCTACTAATGGTAGAAATTTAACTATTAATTCATTACGATCATAATCTAATAAATCTTTTTTAACTGGTTGAGAGGTTTTTAAATCCTCTTTATACTTAATATAATTCGGTATATTATATTTTTTCATATCATTTTATTTAATTGATCTTTTTCTTGTTTTAATTGATTTCCCATTGTTCTGTAAACTGTTCTTGTAGAACAATTTAAAGAATTAGCTATTTTCTTTATTGTAATTTTTTTACCAAGGTCATTTATATCTAACATGCATTGATAAATATCATCTTCATAAATACTTTTATTTCTTCCTACTAATTGTCCTACTATTTTAAGCTTTTCTTCAGTAGTTAAACCTGTTTGTTGATTAAATATTATTTTTCTTTTTCTATTAACTGGAGGTTTATCTAATTCATCATCTAATTTATTAAGCATGTCTATTAAATATTTTTCCTTAATATTAAATGTAATAAAATTATTTTTTTTATTAGTTATAAAATATGCTATATCTTTAAATTTATGATCTTCCAAGTCAGGATTTAAGTATCTTAGGACTAACAAATGCCATTTTAATGATTTAAAACTACTTATTTTAGCTTTACTTTTAAATAATTCATAGCACTCGAAAGTCCCATATTGATAATACTTTCCCCAATGATAAACCTGTGTTGGTATATCATTTACTGGATCTCTATTGTATATAATTCTATTTCGATTTAAATAATCGATCCGTCTTTGTGACATTAGCCTGTTATTCTATTATATATTATTACCTATTGTCATTATCTCAGCGTGGGCTGAGTTTCAAATTTTCTTAATTTATCTGAATATTTAATTATTAATTCAGCTTTATGATTTAATTTTTTTACGTTAATCTTCTTATCTTTCGCTCTGCATGTTAAAACATAATTTGTAATGTCTCTTCTTAAATCGTAGATAGAATCCCATAGATAATCTTTATGAGATTTTTTTCTTGCTTTTGGCATATTTTTTATTCCGAACATCTTTTTTAGTTTTACGTTTAGCGTTAATACCGAATGCATTAACTTTAATCATGTGTTTATATAATTTAATTCTACTCATCACTTAAATATTTTTGATATAATATAAATATAATAATTTTTAATATAGTTCCAAGCATTATACCCATCATCATTTGTAGTTTTGTTGTTCCAATAGCATAAAACATATATACTATCAATCCATCAAACAGTAACATACATATAACAGGTATAATGATTACTTTTTTTATCCAGTCTCCTACTAAAGCTACCATATAACCACTTAACATCATAATAAGAGCCATAAAGGATGGAATTATTAAATCTGATAAACTATTCATAGTTTCTGATACATTTAAATAGAGGATGTCTATATGATCCAGAGGGAGTTCTTTGGAAATATGTAAAGGTTGCAGTTTTACCAATATACCAGTCTGCTATATCATACATTTTTTCCATTACTTTATAATCATCCATAACTGGTAAACCAAATTTAATTCCATTGCTATCAATAGCTAAGAATTTTCCTATTGTACCAGTTCTCTTTCCTTGGCCTTCAACCCATCCTGTAATTGTTGCTTCAGAATCTTGAAAATCCTTAAATTTTTGTAAATTATAACTTCTTTTTTGTTCATAAGGTTTATTAAGTCTTACTATACTACCTTCATATCCTTGTTTTAGAAAATCCTCGTGCCATAATTTAGCACTTTCTATAATAGATACTTCATGTGTTGGTACATCAACGATATGTTTAGAACCTAAATCTTTAATTTTACTTTTAATATTTTCATTTCTTATTCTAAAAGGATAATTATGGATATCAGAATAATAATCATACCAATGAAATTGTATATATTTAGTAGCCTCTTTAATGTCTGATGCATTAGGCTTTTGTTTTCTCACAAGGGATATAATTTTATTGAAATTGTCTTTAAATCGATGATTATATAATTCACCATCCACCACTAAGTTTGGGTGGTTTCTAAATAAAGGTTTAAATGCTCTTCTTATATGATTTACAGTTTTAAACTCTTTATGATTGCGGCTAAAAGCACCGTCTTTTGTTATATAGCATCTAACTCCATCAAGTTTTGGTTGTATAAAAGAATCTCTATCAAATTCTTTTTTACCAACTGGATGTGCTAGCATTACTTTAAAATCACTCATTTTTTGTATTTTTTATTAATTATTTCTATTTTTCTTTTAATAATTGCCGCTTTTTCATACTCTTCACGTTGTTCATATTGCGACAAAAGACCCTTAAGTCGTGTTATTTCTACTTCTAACATTTCTTTCTCAGTGGGTCGATATACTTCCAAAGTCTCATGATTATCATAATACTCTGTAAAAGCTTTTAATACTTTATTAGCTATTTTTTCAGCTAATCTATCTAATTCTCTTTCATTCATATATATATATTATCTATTTTAAACCGTATTTAGTTTGTGATCCTTTATTTCATACTTTTTAAGTAATTCATCAGGTGTGCCTACAAACATAACGTATTTATTATATACATCATAAATAGATATGTAAGTTGGTTCACCTTCTTTAGGATAAAGAGTATAAATATATTCTTCCCAGTGATCTCCAATTTCACCATTACACTCATGTAGATAAGTATATCCTACATCTTTTTTAAATTCCTGCACTATCTGAGCTGCTAAACAACCCGGACCATTAGCATATTCACCTATTTTAACTGAACCTGAAATACCATTTATTATTTTAATTGGTTTTACAAACTCAGCTAATTTAACACCTACATAAGATGGATAACCATCATATTGTTGGTACATATTTATTATCGACTTCTTGATCATCTTATGACCTTTGTCATACGCAACACCTTCTTGTCTTGGTATTACTCTTGTTAAACTTCTAGTTCCCATATTTAATTTGCGAATCCAATATATGTATTATAACATCTCTAGCACTTCCTTGAAACGACATTTGATGACCATTTTCAACATAAGTTACTTGATATATATAAGGTTTTATTGGTTTATTCGCCATTTATTTATTTATTTTAATTAAATTTTTTAAAACTTCTACATCAGAAGTTCCTTCTTTATTATCTAACTCTATTAATTGAGCTATATAATTCCAGGTTTGTAATTCTCTATATGTAGAATCTCGACATATTTCTAATAATTCTTGACTATTTCTACCATCACCACCTGTTATTACATCCTTTTTAGCCTGTTTTAAATCTTCTTCTAAAAAGAATATTTTAGAAAATGCTTTATCACTAGCTCTTTGATTTAATTCTTCTTGTGTTAATTTCTTCATAATTGTATCCATGTTAAACCTTTGTAATTAAACCATTTACTAATTCCATATACTTTTGTAGTTTCATATTCTTCTTCTGTGTCATTCCATTTCATTTCTTCTTTAAATAAGAAAGAAAATGTTGGAGGTAAATCTCCAAGTAAATAACCTTTATAAAACTGTTTATTAACAGAAATTAGATTTTTATTTATGTGTTTTATAGTTTTCATATATTTATTATCTATTTTTATTCGTATTTAATTTATAATTCATTATATTTTAATTCTATAAAATTCATAATTTTTCTTAATATTTTAGATTTTTTATAAATAATTTTATATTTATTGTCTATTACTTTATTTTCAAATAATAGTTTCATATCTAATTCATATCTTTCTTCCATTGCCCAACTATTTTCATCAGACAAATTTTTAATATTGATTACTATTGTGTGATTCTGTTTAAATTTATTCATTTTAATTAATTAAATAGTTTATATATAATTGCTAATGCTAACACTATTAATAATAATGTTATAATTGCTCCTTGTTCTACCATTGTATTTTATTTAAATTAGTGGCGAGGGGAGGATTCGAACCTCCGACCTTTGGGTTATGAGCCCAACGAGCTACCACTGCTCTACCTCGCAATATAAAGGGAACGGGTGAAACTGGAATGATTTCGTGGTCGCGACTATCACTACTTTCTGTTTATATCACCTTTCTGATCTACTAGATTACCAGTGCGTAGGACGCACCTTGCACCATCTGGTTCTCTTATCTACAATCTTTCCAGACTTTTCCCTTCTACCTATAGAGTTGCCTGCATCGATGACAGCAATATCTATTTGGTTTCCAGACTTTTCCCTATTAAAATTCAAATCCACTTGAATTCATAGCATTTCCAAATCCTTCTGGATCAATAATCGCTGTAGCAAATACTGCAATTATTCCAAAAATAGCTGTCAACGCTAATATTCCAATCCAAGTATATACTAAGATTTGACTTATTGTTAATCCTTTTACAAAATTATATTTCTTATTTATGTGAAATCCAATTCTAAATCTTGATCTATTTATTACTCTGTTCATAATTCTATTTGTTTTACTAATTCTTCTATTTCTTCTATTTGTACTAATAAAGGATTATCATCTGAACAAAATCCTTTTATCATTAGTTTCAAGGCATAAATTTTACCTTCAATTTTACCTAGTTTTCTACTATTTTTAAAACACCATTTAGTATTTTTCATAACCTAGCATTGTATTAACACTTGCTTTATTAAAAGCATGTACATTATTTCTATATTTTTCATTCGTGCAATATTTTTTCATTGCTCTGGTATGAGTGTTTTCACCCCATTTTGCTTCAAATTCTGCTATTTGTAGCAATTTCTCATCAATCATTTTCTTTGTTATATTCATATTCTTATTTATTATTATTATCTATTTGTATTCGTATTTAATTTGTATTATATTTCTTCCAATATTCTCTTTCAAATGCTTCAAATTCTGCTCTTGAAAATTTAAATAAACTAATTCTTTTAGTTTTAGTTTTTCTATCGTATTTCTTCACCTGTTTCATAATAGTGTTTTATTAATTCTTCTGTATCTATCCATTTACCAATTTCATGACAATATGTCATACCATCTATGTCATTTTGTCTTAAAATTGAACCATAATATAAATTTTTCATCTTTTACTTCTTTCATTGTTTATTATCCACAATAAATTCTTTATGTAACTTTCTAGCTTTTTAATTTTATGTGTCATTTTGTCACAATTTTTATCATTAAATGCTTGAAGTAATGACAATCTGTCATTTTTCTGTGGTATTAATATTCTTCTGTGAAAATTCCATGATGGATATTTATCATCTTTATATTTTTCTACCTTATTTATTTGATACCATCTACTGTTTTTAGTAGAATCACGGTGAGAATATTTACCATTAACAATACCATGATTTATTATTGTTACTCTAACGTAACCACTTGGATAAATTTTACCTAATCTACCATCGTCTAATCGATACATTTCTGTACCATTTTTATTTATTTCTATTAATTTCATCTAATAATTCTTCTAAAGTTATTTTCATGATGTAATTTGTACTTTCATTAAATTCATCATTTTCTAATTCACCAATTGAAGTGTCATCTACTTGCCACTCAACTGCTTTTACCAATTCATCATGTACAATTCCTTTTACACAATCAATTATCATTCTAAGTTCTTTTGTTTTACTCATTTTTATATTCTTTTAAAGTTCCTTTGTCATTTGAATTCATAAATTCATTGCCAAACATTATATTGAAGTATTCATTTCTAGTTAGTAATTTTCCTTCAAATTCATACATTTTACTCATTTTGCATATTTTTTATAATTTTCTACATATTCAACTAAGTTTTTCACTAAATAATGAAAATCTTGTTCTTTTAAAGGATAAAATTCATCTATCTCATAATCATCTAAGATTTGTTCTATATCGTTTTTAATTCTCGGATTTAATTTAAACATTTTACTCATTTTTATTTATTATTTTTAACAAGTATTCTCGTCTTTCTTTAGATTCTTTAGTGATATTAAAGTTAGATTCGAATTCTTCTATTAATTGTAATTCTTCGTATATTTTATTTAATTTATTCATAGTTGAGTAGTGAGAATCGAACTCACATTAACCTTTTACTCAATCATTCGTTAATATTTTTTAGAAGGCAACGAATTTTATAAAACTTCTTTATTATATTATCTATTGATAATCGTATTTAATTTGTATTAAACTAATTTCTCAAGATTTCTAACGAAAGTTGGTAAATTATTAGTTGAAGTATAAGTTTTATATTTTTTAAAACAATTCATGTTTTCAAATTTATCTTTTAATTGAGTGAATATTACGTGTTGATTATAGACAAATCTTTCACCTTTTTTATTCACGAATTCGTTAGTTACTTTATTTTTAATGCCATTTACACTTATGACAAATCTATTTGTTAATTTATTAGTATTCATATTTATTATATTTATTGTTATTATTATTTATTATATTATCTATTGTTATTAGTATTTACTTTGTATTATTACATTATTGAATAATAAATTTCGTTTAAATTATAATATTCTTTTATATTATTTTCTATTTCTTTTTTATTATTAATATTAGTTAAATACATTTGGTCAATGTAATTATTGTTTTCGTTATTGTAAATATATATAGTCATAGTATTTATATTTCTTTATTATATTATCTATTAGACATCGTATTTAGTTTGTACAAAAAGGTGTAGAATTATTTGTATATAAAAAATGTTGAGTATGTATACCACATGACATCATGACATATAATTATATATATTAATGTCATAGTGTCATATTGTAATTGAAATGTAAATGAATACAATTATAAACATGGTAGAATTAGCTTTAGCTTAAAAGTCTAAATATTTCCATGTATATACAGAAAAAGTCAAAAACTTTTGATAAAATTATGTGAAAAAGGGGTCCGTGGGCCAAAATGAAAACCGTTTTCGTAATGGGTTGATAATCAGGAGGATAGGTGGAATACAACACTTCTCTATATCTTACAAGCTAAATACGAGTAATTATGTGACAATAGCTAATAAATATACCTTAAGTAACTACCTTATGTCACTATTAGTTATATTATGTATTATATTCTATATAATACCATTATAAGTAGTATAAGAATAACTACCTAATGTCATATTTTTGTAAATAACTTATTTTATACGTAAAAACAAGTGATTTTGTGTAAATATAGTAAGTATACACTTTAAATATAAAACATGAAAAAACAATCACCATTTTATAAGACAGGAGTTTCGAGTTCTCCTTTATTCAACCGTAAGGTAAAGAAGGCTGGTAAAAAACTTGGGAAAGCCATCATAAAGGCCGATGAGGTGGGTCCCAATATGCATGAAGGGCTCATCCATACTAAAAAAAGTATAAGGTTAAAGAAATCAGCTGATAGGAAATATAAAAAAGCAATGGCAATAGGTAAGAATTTGTCACCCGAAGAACAAATAGAGGCTACCAAATTAGCCTACGACAGAATTACAGCTAACTATCAGAAAAAAAATAACTTATAATCATGGCAGTAGATATTAGATTAGGGAGTTTAACTCCTTCTGCGGTTTATGTAGGATCGCAGTCAGTAACAAAAATATATTTAGGCGATATAGAAGTATATTCATAAATAATGGCAATAATAGATAAGTACCCGGCAGGAACCCTTGCTTCCACTGATTATTTAATCGGCGTTGACAGAAGCAATGAGAATGTCACAAGAAACATCCCAGTTAGTGAGATTTCTGCTGTAATACTTGCATCGAAAGGAGTAAGTACGGTATCATCTATTAAAACAGAGAGTTCACCATTTATAAACCTACAAATTACCCAAGGTGGACTTGCTATACCTGCGTTAACTACAACAGGTACAATAACACCGAGTATATCCGCCACTGGTACTCCATCAAGAAGTACATATTTAAGAGGTGATGGAACCTGGTCTACGCCAGGCCCAGTACCTGAAGAACTTCCTATCAGAAAGGAAGGTTTTGATGTTACATCAGTAGGCGGAGGAGCAGTAACTTTAGACTTTACAGACGGCGGGGTTATTGCTTCAAATTTTTTAGATGCTGTCACAGTTAAGATCGAGGGACCTAATGCAGTTGCAAATAATATAATACCCGGGGGTGGAATCTCAACGAGTGGACCCACTGGTGCAGTTACTATTACAAATGCAGGGGTAACAGAAATAAGAGCGGGAGGTAATATAACATTAAGCGCAACAAGTGGTGACAATGTGAAAATTAGTTCGACTGCAAATCCTGGTACTGTTACAGGGTTTTCAAGTGGTCCCGGCTTAACTGAACCTGCAGCAGGTAAACTAGCAGTATCGTATTCAGGTAATAATAACATTATAGAATCGGTAGGAAGCAATGCACCAATTGGTCTTAATGATGAAATATCATATAATCAAACAACATCGAGTACTGTAAAAAATATGATGCCTAGAGATTTTACCGAAGAAATGCTTGTAAAGGTTAAAGATCATACAGATACTGGAGATGAGCATAAAGTAGTAAATAACACCGATACTTATGATACTACTGCAGTTGCTAAATATGCAGTTACTTTAACTCAATCTCAATACAATGCAATACCCGCTAAAGACCCTAATACTTTATATATTATAATTGGGGAAACAGCAGAATTTACAGTTACAGCAGAATATGATGTTTCAGGTTTAATAGTAAATGGTGGACCATGTGATAGTTCATATAGTTTTGATCCTCCTCTGCCACAATCAATTACAGGACCTACTGGCACACCTTATGATTTTTTAACTACTTTAATTTTTGCTCCAGGTACTAGTTACAGTGGTATGGGTCCTGCTTTTGGAACTTCTGGAAGTATAGGTTCTGCAGATTCTACAGCTACTATAGCAATAACCGGTACAATTACTTGTCCTGTTATTCCAAGTATAAGAGCTTTGCTTGATATTAATTTACAAGGGAATATAACAGATGGATTAAATACAGTATGGGAATATGATACATCACATGCATTACCTGGTGCTTATGATCCAGCAAGTGGTTATTCAGCAACGCTTCCATATAATTATTCATTTGGACCACTTATAAAAATAAAAGATGCAAATACATATAAATGGAGCGTAAATCCAACATATGATGGAGGTGCTTGGGGAGCAGCTTGGGCCAGTGGATCAATTTCAACTACTGCACCTTCTACTACTATTCCTGTTACTCACAATATTAATGCAACGTGGGATTGGGTAGAATATCCTGCAAATATTGTAGTTGATACTTCAAGAATAACACTTGATACAACAGGTAGTTGTCAAGGATCAGGCATAGCTCCAGCTGATTCTTATAGTTTAAGCCCAATGATAGTAGCTACTCCAACTAGATTAGCAGGACAGGGAGATAATGTAATAGCTAGATATAATGAAACAGTTACTTGGGGAGTTCAGACATTAACAGCTAGTTCTCCAGATTATACAATTACATCAGCACTTACGTATGAAGATGCATCAGGTGCTGCATTAACACCTGCAGATTTAAAAGTTATTGCTACATCAACAACTGGTAATACAGTTACTGTATATGCAAAAGCTTTACTATGTAATGATCCCGCTGCTAAACCTCTGGAATATAGAATGCTTGATGCTTATGCTGCAGTAACAGCAGGAGTTACTTTTATTGGTGGCACTAATGCCGTAAGTATTACAGATTTAACAATTACTCCAAATAGTCCTTGTTCCTTTGCTCCAGCATGTACTACAGGTCAACAAAAAGTTAGTGGTGCTATAGGAGAAAATTATAGTTATGCCCCAATTAGTATTGTAAATGCACCTGGAACTTATTGGGATCAAGCAAGTAATACATATACCATTACTCCTGGTGCTACATTAAGTGGAACTTTTGGTACAACACCTGCGGCTTCAGGAGCAGGGACAATTACTCCTTATGATCCAAAAATAGAAACATTGTCCATTACAGGAACTTTAAAGCGAGCCTTCTCTACTATCAATCTAACTTCATCTTTAGGAGAAGTAGTAGATGGAGGTGATGTGGATGCAATTACATGGGTGGTATTTTGGCGAGGAAAAAATGCAGATGGGAGTTATTTAACAGGAACTGGACCTGGTTCTGGAAATTTTACAATAGAACAATCTACGCCCGGTGCTGGGTTGGGTACGCTATGTCAAATTGGTAGTGCTGGTTCTATAGAAGTAACGGTTACGAGAAGTTATCCAAATAGTATAGCTTATTTTAATGGGTATATTAAGTTTTTGACGTCAACAGATGGTATTGTGTGGACAGAAGTAAAAAATATGCCTTTTTTATCCACCCAAAATATTGATGGAGGTATCGGTCAAGGAACTGGATGGCCTACATATACATTTACTGGCCTTAGTCGAACCTATACCGGAGTAGGAGATATAAAATTAAAAGTAGAAATATCAGAAATATAAAAACACATGGCAATAATATATAGTTATCCTTTAGAATCAACACCAACAACTAATGATCTGTTGTTAGGAACTTCAATAAGCGATGATAGTAAACCTACTAAAACATTTACTATTGGTAGTTTAGCAGCTTTAGTTACAGCAGATGCAAATGATGGAACAGTTACAGAAGTTTCAACTGCAAATTCTACGTTTATAAACCTGACTGGAGGTACTATTATAAATACTGGTACTTTAACAGCTTCGTTATCTGCAACAGGCACACCATCTAGCAGTACATTTTTAAGAGGCGATAATAAATGGATGCCTGCTTCTACATCTGGAGTAATTACTTTACCAGTATTAGACGAGGGAAGTATAATAACTAATGAAGTAAGTTCATTTAATTTTACAGGTGCAGGGGTAACAGTAACAAATGATGGAAGTGATAATATAACAATTCAAATACCTGCAGCAACTGGAGGAGTTTCTAGTATTATAGCAGGAACTGGTATTGGAATAGATGCAGCAACAGGCGATGTAACAGTTTCAAATACAGGTGTAAGATCTTTAGTTGCAGGAACTAATGTAACTTTAGCGCCAACAACCGGTGTAGGAAACGTAACAATTAATGCAACTAATAATCCAGGAACGGTACAAAGTATAATTCCAGGTGATGGTTTAGTATTAGATTCTGGAACCTTAACAACTAATCCAGTAATTGGTGTTTCATACAGTGGATCTAATAACTACATTTTAAATTCATCTTCTCTTGCTTTAGCTACTTCAGATGATATAATTGCATTTAATAAAATATCATCAAATGATATAAAAACAACTACACTTGGTGAAATTCCTATAGGCGCATTGCCTAAAGTGCAAAAATATATAGACGACGCAGATGAACCTGCTTTAAAAAATAATACTGATACTTATACTACTACTGCGAAAGTTATGAATGTAGTAAGTTTAACAACAACTCAATATAGTGGTATAGCTACTCCAGATCCTAATACATTATATATTATAGCAACTGGACCAGTTAGTGCAAACGATGTTGTATTAACCACAATTACCAATGGTATTGTAAGTCCAGATGGAACAGGTACAGGTACCGGTTATATTTTAAGTGGAGATACACCAGCACCTAAAACTCAAAGTGGTATTGAAGGCGAACCTTATTCATTTAAAGTAATAGCTACTCCTCAAGCAGGATATTATTTTTCTACTCCTGTAAGTGGAAATGTAACAAGCGGTACAATACCTTCGGCAGCTTCTACAAATGTTACTATGACATTAGCTGGGGAAATTGTAGCGGTACCAACCCCGGAAATTAAAGCTACTCTTTTAGTAGTAACAGATATTCAAGGAGGACCAGCTTCAGCATATAATCTAACAGGTGACGTAACAGGTGCAACACAATCAACAACGATAGCATCATCTTTAACATATAGTTTTACTACAGCAATTTCTATTGTGGATCCAACTGCTTATTCATGGGCAGTAGCACCTACAATTGTACAAGCAGCAGGAACTATCAATGGTTCTCAAACAGTAGTAACAACAATAACAGGAACATTACAATTAATATAGTAAAAAATTAACAATGGCAATAATTTATAGTTATCCCAGTGAAACCAATATACAAGGTACAGATCTTTTAGTAGGAACTTCTACAGTTGAGGTTAATGGCAAAAAGAAAAATACAACTAAAAGCTATTCGATAGATAATCTTATAGCATATATTAAAAGCGTAGGTGGTATTGGAGTTACATCTATTCAATTTACAGCTCCATTAACTGGTGGAACTATAACTGGAAGTGGTGTAGTAGGAATTCCTAAAGCTACTACGACTACTGATGGTTATTTGTCAGCAACAGATTGGACTGTTTTTAATAGTAAGTTAGGTGGGCTTTCAGGTACAACTGATAAAATTCCTATATGGACTAGTGGTGCAGCTCTTGGTAATTCATCTTTAGAAGAAACTTCAGGAGGTACTACAATAACTTCTGCTAAAACTTTTGCACCGTCTGCAGATGCAACTTACGACTTAGGTGTTACAGGAACAGGTAGATGGCAAAATTTATTTTTATCAGGCACAGCAACTTCTACTAATCTTGTTATAACAGGTACTATTAGTGCGAATGGAGGTACTGGTACACTTGGACAAGTATTGCAATCTCAAGGAGGTAGTGCAGTACAATGGGTAAATTCTACAGCTGTTGGAGATACATATGATCTTAATGCAACTGATGCCGGTGGTGGTAACGTTTTTCTTAATTTAACAGCAACTACTGGATCTTCATCATTAGTACAATTAACCGCCGGTACAAATATTGCTTTAACCAGATTAGGTTCAGGTGAAATTGAAATAGAAGCAGGTGAAACATTTCAAGGAACAGTTACAGATGTAAGTAGTGGCGATGTAAACACTATTAGTATTACAGGAACTCCAAGTGTAAGTCCAGTGGTTAATGCTGTTACTGGAGATCCTACAGCTAATAGCGGAAATAATTTAGCTAAAGGTAGTGATATAACAACATACGTTACTGGTCTTGGAGTAAATGATTTAAGTACTGCAACCGGAGATTATAGCATGGGTAGTAATAAAATTACAAGTGTTACTGATCCTGTAGCAGCTCAAGATGCAGCAACTAAGAATTATGTAGATACATCTATCACTGGTTCAGGTACTTTAATTTATCAAGGTCCTTATAATGCAAATACTAATGTTCCAGATTTAACAACTAGTCCTAATAGTATAAAACAAGGTTTTACTTATGCTGTTACACATGCAGGTAATGCGTCTGGATTTTGGACAATTACTTTAGAACCAGGGGATTTATTAATTGCCAACACAGATAATCCCACAACAGAAGCAGATTGGACAGAAATTCAAAAGAACATAGATGTTGCAACTGCTAATACTTCAGCACTTGCTGTTATTGGAATTGCAGGATTTGATAATACTTATTTTACAGATAATGGATCAGGTTGGATATCACTTCCAGCAGGTGGTACAGCTGGTCAATATTTAGATGGAGCTGGTACATGGGTTACAGTTCCAAGTGGTGTTGCACAATATTGGGTGTTAGAAGGAGATAATGCAACAACAGTAAATGTAACAAATACATTAAGAGTAGAATATGAAGGTGGAACTGGTATAGGTACTACTGTAACAGCTGGAACCCCAAATAAATTAACAATTGAAAACACAGGGGTAACTCAAGTTGCAGTGGGTACAGGATTTAGTACAAGTGCTGGAACAGGTAGTATAACAATTAGTCCAAATTTTAGTGGAACTAACAACCTTGTTTTAGCTCCAGCAACAAGTTTAACATCTCCGCATGGTGATGATAGCATGCTTATAAATGATGATGATGCTGGTAATATTGTTAAAGATATTTTATTATCTGATCTTAAAACTTATTTTCAAACCGGAGTTGCTGGTACTGTAACATCTGTAGGGTTAGCCACAGATGATGGTACTGGATCTCCAATGGCTGCGTTTACAATTACAAATTCACCTGTCACCTCATCAGGTACTTTAACTTTAGGTATAACAGGCGGTGGTTCTGGAAACTTTTTAAAAGATGATGGTACTTGGGCTAGTGTTCCAGGTACTTACACATGGGATGTAACTGATGGTAGTACTTCAGCGACAGTAAATAGTGGAGATGCTGTAACATTTACAACAGGTTCATCTGGTACATCAACAGGTGCTAATGATGCAATATCAATTAGTCAAGCAACTAGAACTGTTACGGTAGTTTCTAATGCTTTTGCAGGAGGTAATAATGTAGGTCATGTACCCGGAGGAGGAGGTTCTGGTGAATATTTAGATGGTGGAACAGGAAGTTGGACAACATTACCTGCTGGTGGAGGTGGAACTAAAACTGTAGCTACAGTAGCTTCGGTTGGTGCTGGTGTTTCTACACATGCATTAGGAGTAACTGTTTCTGCAACTCCCGCAGAATACTATGTTGATCTATATGTATCTGGTGTTTATCAAAGTAAAACTTCATATACCGTAAGTGGTAGTACCTTAACATTAGCTGGTTTAGCAGTATTTCCAACTGGTGCTTTAGTTGAAACAGTAACAACAACATAATAAATGGCTTTAACTAATATAATAACCGATACTATAGATCTTAGCTCGGATACAAACGGGTTAAAGATGCCAAGAGGTACTAATACAGAAAGACCTAGTGGTAGACACACAGTGGAATATCTTATAGTGGCTGGTGGTGGTGCAACTGGGGCTGATAACGATGGTGGTGGAGGTGCTGGAGGTGTATTAAACGATAGTGTAAGCATGCCTGATGGTACTACTTTTACTTTAACCGTTGGAGAAGGTGGAGTAGGAATAGGAACTTATCCTACAGGAGCCGCTCAAAATGGAGATGATTCTGTATTAACAGATAGTGCTTCACTTACATTAACTGCTGTTGGTGGAGGAAGAGGTGGACAACGAGGTGGTGCTAATGGTCAACTTGGTGGATCTGGCGGTGGTGGTGGTTCTTATTTGTCAAGTGCAGGAGGTACTGGAGGTGCTGGAACTCCTGGCCAAGGAAATGCGGGTGGAACTGTTAATTCTAATACTTCTCCTTATGCTGGAGCTGGTGGGGGAGGTGCAGGCGCTGCTGGTGGAAGTGGTCAAGCAGGGGCAGCAGGAATAGGAGTAAACAAATCTTCAATAATAAATTCCACAAATGCAACGTCAGCTGGTGTTGGTGAAGTATCTGGTTCTGGAGTATGGTTTGCAGGCGGTGGAGGAGCTGGATCCAATACTGCTGGAACATTATCAGGTGGATTAGGTGGTGGTGGAGATGGAGTTGTTTATCCAAGTAGTGGTGGAAATGGTATGGCTAATACTGGTGGTGGTGGTGGAGGTTGTGGATCAACAGCACCAGCACGTACAAATATAGGAGGATCTGGAGGTAGAGGAGTAATAATTTTACGTTATAAGTCTACTAGAACAGTTACTACATCTGGATTTACAGCTGAAGCAGGTCCTTATACAGAAGGAGATTATAAAGTTTTAGTTATAAAGCAAGGTACAGGTACAGTTATATTTTCAGCTAGTTCTCCAGAACCAAATATTGGAGAAACAAGATCAAATACTTCAACTCAAAAATTAGAAATTTATAATGGAACTGAAGGATGGAAATCTGTAGATGAAACTTTAGATGAAGTAGCGGCTATTGGTTTATATAATTTTAATACCGTATTATATACTGGAAACGGAGGTACTAATCAATCAATATCCGGTGTTGGATTTGAAGCAGATTTTACGTGGATAAAAGATAGAGATGATACAGAAAACCATGCCTTATTTGATACTGTTAGAGGTGCTAATGAGTGGTTACATTCTAATAATACTGATGCACAAACCACATATTCAGGTAATTATGGTGTTCTTGCATGGAATAGTGATGGATTTTTTGTGGGTAATGGAACCGCAGTAAATGCTTCAAGTGAATTATATGTATCATGGAATTGGAAAGCTGGAGGAACTCCTACAGCTACCAATGTAGCGAGTAGTGGGGCTATGACAGCTAGTAGTGTATCATTAAATGGTAATTTAGAATCTGCTTATACTCCAAGCGGAAGTCCTACTCTTTATCCAGATAAAATGAGTATAAATTCATTAGCGGGATTTTCTATTGTAAAATATACAGGAAGTTCTACATTAGGGGATACTATTCCTCATGGACTTGGAGATACACCAGATATAATAATAGTAAAAAATTTAGATAATGCTAGTGCTAGTTGGGCCACATGGTCAAGCGTTTTTACAGCAAGTAGTGAAACCTTATTTATAAATGCCGATGCAACTTCAAGTACGTGGACTAATAGATTTGGAACTGTAAACTCAAATACTTGGCAAGCAGGTAGTAGTGGTGCTACTGAAACAAATTCTAGTGGTAGTGAAATGGTAGCTTATAGTTGGAGATCTATTGCAGGGTATTCTCAAATAGGAGTTTATATGGGAACCGGAGCTTCAGATAATTCACCTTATGTTTATACTGGATTTTCTCCCGCATGGATTATGATAAAAAGCGTAGATGCTGTAGGTAATTGGGTAATATTAGATAATAAAAGAAATACTACAAGTCCTTGGTATAATCTTTTATGGGCTAATAAAAATGATTCAGAAGTAGCATTTTCTGGAGTAAGACAAATAAGTACAACAACTGATGGTTTTTATCCTTCGTCAGATGGTTCAGATGATTTAAATGATCCGGGTGTAAAATATTTATTTATGGCATTCGCTTCTTAAATAATAAAATATGGCTATAACAAAAGTAATTAATGATCTTACCGATTTAAATCAATCAGATTCTACTAATGCTTTAAAAGGTTGTAATGGAACAGAAGCTCAAAGACCACCTAGTACTTCATTAGTTGATTATGTAATAGTAGCTGGTGGTGGAGCTGGTGGTAGTAATGGTGCTGGCGCCACAGATGGTCTTGGAGGCGGTGGTGCTGGAGGTTATCTTACAGGAACAAATAGTATTGTATACAGTGGTAAACCCACAATGATAAGTGTAGGCAAAGGAGGAGTTGGAGTACAACCTAATCCTCCAACAAGTCATCCTAGAGGAATAAATGGTAGTGATTCTGGATTTAATGGTTTGCGAGCAATTGGCGGCGGCGGAGGTAGTGCTGGTACAGATCCAGTTGGAATGGACGGAGGTTCTGGCGGTGGTGGCGGAAGAAATGGAGGTGCTGCTGGAGATTCTTTAAATAGTCAAGGTAATGCAGGTGGTGCTGGTGGTTTAGGTTCACCTTATTGGAACTCTACAGGAGGAGGTGGAGGTGGTTATAATGTTGCTGGTGGTGTAGGAGCTACGAGTTCTTCTGGAAATGGAGGAGCTGGAGGAAATGGTGTAGATATAAGTGCGTTTATAAATTCGAGTAATGCTAATCTAGCACAAATAGGTGATGTAATTTCTACAAGTGTATATGTAGCCGGTGGTGGTGGCGGTGGTGCTTACAGCGGAACTAAAGGAACTGGTGGTGATGGCGGTGGAGGAGCCGGAGGACAATCAGGGACAAATGGTGAAATTGGTACGCCAAATACTGGTGGAGGCGGTGGTGGTGATGGTAATGGTCAAGCCACAGGAGGTGCCGGTGGTTCTGGAGTAGTAATTTTAAAATATGATACTACAGAAGTTAGTGGATATAGTTATAATAGTGGTGATACTTATACAATTAATTGGCCTGCAGATAAATATGGTGTAGCCTATTGGCCTTTAAATGGAAATCCTAATGATGTTGGGGGAAATTTTAATGGGACAGTAACAGATATTACTTATATTGGAGGCAAATTTAATCAAGCAGCTTCTTTTAATGGAAGTACAAGTTTTGTAGAATTTGCCCATAATCATTTTATTGATTCTGAATATACAGTTAGTGCTTGGATAAACACAGATAATGCTACTTCTGCTAGTAATCAAACTATTTGGGGAAACACAGGGTATGATCTTGGATTAACATTTCAAGGTGTTATTTTTCACGTAAATAATACTGCTCTTAGAGTACAACAATATCCTGTAGGTACTACTTCTTCTACTGCAACAGGTCTTATTACTAGTAATACTTGGTATCACGTAGCTCTTTCTTATAATTCTACTGAATCAAAAATTTATTTAAACGGCGAGTTAGTTCTTACAGCGAGTGTTACTGGCCCGGGATATATTACAAGTTATCCAATGACTCCTAGTATTGGAGCCTATGTACTTGATGGTTATTCTCCTAGAGTTTGGGAGTTTTTTGATGGTGCTATTGAACAAGTAAGACTATATGCAAGTATTTTATCTTTAACAGATATTCAAAATATTTATAATAATTCTAAACCTGGAAGTTTACCATTACTTAAAACATCATCCGATGTAACAATAGACGAACCAAGTTTTCCATCTGGAGCAACTGCTGTAGCTCTATATGAATTTCAAGGAAATGGTAATAGTACTGGGAGTGCTAGTAATAATCAAACAACAGTAGGTACTTTAAGTTATCCTAATGGTAAATTTGGAGAAGTTGCTAGTGGATTTAGTGCTAGTAATTATTTTGCTACTTCAGGTCTAGTTGGCACATTATTAGGTACTACCGATGCAAAAAGTTTTACAATGTCTGCGTGGATAAAAACTTCCACTACTGGTTCTGAACAACATATAGCAGGAAATTCACCAGGTAGTTCAACAAGTGGAGCAGCGATGTATATCGGTACAGGAGGCGAATTATATTTTAATGTGTCAGCAGGAGGAAGTAATGGTGGTAATGGTGCTGCTGGTGGACCATATGCTTACACAGCTCAAGTTGTAGCTGATAATAATTGGCATCATGTTGCTGTGACATATATATCAGATGGCACAACTGCTCCGTCTACAACAGCTGGTTTATTAGGATTATTTGTAGATGGAATTAATGTAACTTCTTCAGCTACTTTTAAACAAAGTGGTAGTGCGTGGACTAATGGTACAGCTAATCCGTGGTCAACTTGGGGTGATAATTATTTTAGAGTTGGTAGATTTGATGGTACTAGTCATTTTAGTGGTGAAATAGACCAATTACGAATATATCAAAGTGTTTTAACTGATGCTCAAATCTATGATCTGTGGCAAAAAGAAAATGAGATTCAAACCCATTTTACAAGTGGATCTACTGATACTTTAGTATTTAAAAGTGGTGAAGGTAATATAACTTTTACTAATGTTGACGAACCGGGAGCTGAAATAGGAATGGTAAGATATAATAGTACTACAGATAAAATGGAACATTTTTCCTCCTCAGGATGGGGTGAATTTACATTAAATGGAGGTATTAAAGATTATCCAATTGATGCTCTAGCTTTTTGGAGATTTAATGGTAATACAACGTGTGATCCAACTACTTATAATCCTGGAACAGTAAGTAATATAACTTATGGCCTTGGAAAATTTGGAGGTCAATCAATTATTTTTAATGGTACAACCGGAAGTGGAGGATCTACGGTTACAGATATATCTTCTTCTATAACTACGCCTTTAAGAAATAGTGGACAATTCACTGTATCTGCATGGGTTAATCCAGCTACCTTAACTGTTGCAAGTATTGGTTATGGTACCGTAATTACTTTTCTTGATAATATATATCTTTCACTAAGATTGTATCCTAGTGGTATTATGAAAACAATAATAGTAGAAGAAACTGCAGTTTATCCGGAAGCAGTGGCAGTTGTGCCAATAAAAGCAAACGAATGGACTCATGTTTGTACTACTGGTAGTGCGGCAGATGGATTAAAAATATATATAAATGGAACGGACGCAACTAGTCCAGGACCAAGTCCATCACCTGCTTGGAATGGTACTTTTGCTACTTATTCTAGTCCTTATTATCAGTATAATAATATAGGAAGTATTAAATGTAATAATTGTTTTGGTAGTTCAATTTTTCCTTATGATCCACATGGTACATGGAATGGTTCGATTGATCATTTACGTATTTTTGATCGTAGTTTAACTGCAGATCAAGTTTTAAAATTATATCGTGAAATTTATCTTCCTTAATTTATAAAATATGGCAATTACTAAAATAAATACTTCAGAACTCTTAGATTTTCCTAATGATAGTATATCTAATAAGAATACATCGGGTACAATAATTCCTGTTGGTTATACTAACGCATGTAATTTTCCTACAGCTTCATCAGTAGAAGGAACAGCTTTATATGAATTTAATGATACAGTAAATGATACATGTGGTAATTATAATGGAACTCAATCTAGTAATCCAGTAACTTTTACAACAGGAGCTAAACCAGGATTTGATAAAGCGGGAGAATTCAATGGAACTGATCAATATGTTGTATTACCCAATAGTATTGAAACGGATTATTTAGCTACTGGTCAATTTGCTATTTCAGTATGGATTAATACCAATGCTTTACCCGCTTCAAGTTCTTATACTAATGATTTATTTATTTGTTCTTTTTATGAAAATAGTTATTTAAATCTTAGATTAGTATATGATGGAGTGATACAAGGTGAAGTAGCTGAAGCTAGTACTGGTACAGGAAGAATTTGTGTAACTCCTACAAGTACTATAACAACAGGTACTTGGTATCATATAGTGTTTACAGGAGAAAAAGATAATATGAAACTATATGTTAATGGAACTTTAGAAGGAATTGATACATCATGGAATGGTACATTTTATTCTGCCAGTAATGCAGGGTGTTCTATTGGTTCTAGAAATGCTGGAACAGATAGATGGTGGAATGGAGAAATAGATCAATTTCGTCTTTATTCTGCATATCTAAATTCTTCACAAGTAACAGAGTTATATAATGAAACTGGTACAGAAGCATATAGACCAACAACTAATTTATCTATAGGTGAATTTCGGTTTAATAAAAGTGTGAATAGATTAGAATATTATAATGGTACAAATTGGTATCAAACAGAAAATGCATATATAACAGGTCAACCTACTACTTGTTTATGTAGTTATCCTAATTCTACTAATGTTGCTTTATATACATTTCAAAATAATACCGAAGACACGTGTGGTAATTATAATGGAACAGCATATAATCTAGAACCATATACTGCGTCAGGTAAATACCGTAAAGCCGCTGTTTTTAATGGAACTAATAGTTATGTACAAATAACTAATCTTTTTAATTTTAGTAAGGATTTTTCTATTTCTATGTGGGTTAACCCGGATACAGTGGTCCCTCAATGGCAAGGTATATTTGGGACAGATGGGTATGGATCTGCTACACATGATGGATTCCTTTTTTATATGAACTATGCTGTTCTAGAACCTTGGGTAGCGGGACCATCAGGATCGGGAGATATTTTTCAAACCGGATCTTTATCAACCGGCACATGGCAACATATAGTTTTAACTAGGGCTTATAATGATAAATGGGAATTATATTTAGATGGAACTTTATTAGGGACTAACACTTCTCTTGCTTTAACTTGGGATTTAACTCCACAAGTATATACTGATATAGGAAGACATCCTACATCACTTACTTATTACTTTGATGGAAATATGGATCAAATTAGAGTATTCAATAGTGCCTTAACACAAACTCAAGTAACAGAATTATATAATGAAATAGCTTGTAATTAAAAATTCACTTAAAAATCAAGAAAAACAAGTAACTATATATTTAGAAACCTAATGTCAAACAATTAAAACCAAAACCTATGACACTATTTTACCAGACTCATTCGTGGAGTAGTCAACCACAAGTTTCAGAAAAAACCCAAAACCTTTGGAAGCATATAGCTAAAAAGAAGAATTGGCGAATAACCCAATTACCTAATGGTTTTTATCAAACTGAATACCAAGATCCAGAAACAGAACAGTGGATGGATGTAACCCGTAGAGAAACACTCGAAGGCGCAGAAGAAGCTGTAATAGCTTCCGTAAAGCATTACGAGAAAAAAATAGAGTTCTTAAACGGTCCAAAAGTCGTTAAGACCTTTAAATAAATTTCAATTAATCAAATCAAATTTAATTTAATATGTCAGACTTAATAGTCAAAAATCTTAATTTTGGGCAAGACGCTCAAAATCAAGTGTTTAAAGGAATTGATAAACTTACACAAGCTGTTAGCTCCACATTAGGAGCTAGCGGCAAATGTGTACTACTTGAAGATGATCAAGGTAATCCTATTATAACTAAAGATGGTGTTACCGTTGCTAATTCAATAGTTTTATTAGATCCTGTAGAAAATATGGGGGCCACACTTTTAAAAGAAGCTGCTAGAAAAACAGTTTCTGAAGCAGGAGATGGTACTACAACAGCAACAGTATTAGCTCATGCAATTTTAGAAGAAGCTAAAGGAATAGATATAAATTCTAGAGAATTAAAAGAAGGGATTGAAAGTGCTGTTGATAAAGTAATTAAATATTTAGAAAAAATATCTCTTCCAGTAAAAGGAAGTATGATTGATCAAATAGCAACAATTTCTACAAATAATGATCCAAAACTTGGAAAAATTATTGGTGATGCTTTTAGAGCAGTTGGTCAAACAGGAGTAGTAATGATGGAACATTCATCACTTCCAGAAACAGAAGTTGATTTAGTAGATGGTGTTCAATATAATAAAGGACTTACCAATCCACATTTTATTACTAATAAAGCAAAAAAGACAGCTGAACTTGAAAAACCAGCAGTACTTATAATAGAATCTCCGGTAGAAAATATAAGACAAATCCAATCAGTACTAGAGCATGTTATAAAAAAGAATATACCTTTACTTATCATTGCTGACGTTGAAGCACCTGTAATGGCAACACTTGCTATGAATAAGACAAAAGGTAATATAAAAGTTAATATTATTAATGCACCAACATTTGGAGTTAATAAAAGAGAAACTTTAGATGATTTAGCAATGCTTACTGGTGCTACTGTCATAAATGAAGATTTAGGAGATGATATGGATTTAATTCAACCTGAATTATTAGGTAGTTGTTTAAAATCTATAACTGATGAAAAAGATACTATTTTACAAGTAGGTGAGCCCGATGAAATAGTTTTAAAAGCTATAGAAACTGTTAAAGAAGAATTAACAAATAAACCTAATCCAGCTCATCTTATAAGACTTGAAAAAAGACTTGCAAGATTATCAGCTAAAATAGCTATCGTCAAAGTTGGTGCTAATTCAGATATAGAATTAAAAGAAAAATCTGATAGAATAGAAGATGCTATTTGTGCGACAAAAGCTGCTATAAAAGAAGGTATTGTTTCAGGTGGTGGTATAGCACTACTTAATGCAGGACAAAAAATTAAAACAGATAATAAAGGAGAAAAAATTTTATTAAAAGCTATAGAATCTCCATTTAGAGTAATTTTAGATAATGCAGGTATAATGTGCCCTAAAAACTCTTTACCAGAAATACTTGGTAAAATACAGGGTAAAGGATTAAATGTGGTAACAGGTGAAGCTGTTAATATGATAAAAGAAGGTATTATTGATCCACTTCTTGTAACTAAAAGTGCTCTTATAAACGCTGCTTCAGTAGCTACTACAATATTATCCACTGATTGTGTAATCAATAATTTAAGAATTGATGAAAGCAGTAGGAAATAATATAATAATAAAACCTGAAAAAGTAACTACTCAAAAAACAAAAGGAGGATTACTTATAATAGAAAAAGATAGAGAAGATATTCGTTATCAAAAAGGTACAATTGTTTCAGTAAGTGATGAAATAAAATTTCTTAAAGAAAAAGATATAATATTTTATGATAAACATGCTGGACATGGAATTGAATTTAATAAAGAAAAATTTACTATAATTAAAATTCAAGATGTTGTTGTGGTTCTATGAAAAAATTAAATGCAACAGATATCAAAGAATTAAATTTATTAAAACATTATAGATTAATAAGAAAATGGGCATGTAGAAATAATGATTTAAATGATGCTGATTTAGAATTATTAATTTATTTTGACTGTATGGGTTTATTTACTAAACAAGATTTTAAAATCGGTACTTATGCTTACAGTTGGGATAATAGACGCTGGAACAAAATGATAAAAAACAACTGGATTGTAGTTTGGAGAAATCGAAACAGGACAACTCAAAAGTATAATATCTATCAAGTTTCTTTTAAGTGTAAACAACTAATAGCCCGAATGTACCGAATTATGTTAGGTCAAGATGATGTACCTGTTAGTAAACGTAGAAATACAATTATGAGGGGTAAAACTTATACAGATAAAGTTTTAATAACAGCTATTAAAAACGTTAACCAAGATAAAAATAGATATGAGTAAAAGTCCATTAAATCACAAACAAAGCAGAGGTATTGCTGGGCTAGCATCCGGTCTTTTTGGAAGAAAAAATAGAGGAAATTCTAATACAAATGATCCCAACGCTTTAAACAACGTAAAAGCTTTAGCTAAAAAAGGAGGTATACATGGCGCTTTAGGTCGATTAGCCTTACAACAAAGCGGAGGAGATGCTATTAATAATGCAAATGCAATGCAAAATGAGGCTTTAAATAATGTAGAAAACACTGGTGTAGTTAATCCTATTGATATACAAAAAAATCAAGTAGCTGAAGCGAGTGGCTTAACAGCTTTAACAGAAGGCCCAGTAAGCGCAGGATCATCAATTATTCCGCAAAAACAAGGAACTTTAGCTGATCAACAATATAATAGTATATTAGGTGGTTTAAATACAAACACTGCATTCGCAAATAAAAGTCCATTAAAATTAGCAGAGGTTACTTCTAAGGATTTTGCTGGTGAATATGGAGGTGCTTATAGTCAAGGAGGATATCAAGGAATTTTGGAACCTGATGATGATGGAGATGGTGTTACTAATAAACAAGAAAGTATTATGGATACAGCAGCATCAATGGGAGACGCTGCTCAATCAATAATTAGTAATCTTCAAGGTAAAAACGAAAAAAAGGAAAAAACTACTAGAAAACAACGTCTTCAAGCAAAAATAGATTCAACTGATAATCCTGCAAAAAAAGAAAGAATGCAAGGAAGATTAGATAGAATTAATATGAGACAAAAAGGAAGAGCTGCTAGGGGTAAGATAAAAAATAAACTTCAAAGTCAATTTGTACAAGGTGCCCAAAATATAAAAAATAAATTATGGGGAGTAGATAATGAAAATTCTGAAGTAGAGGTAAATACCGAAAATAAGAAGTTATTGCAACATGATTTAAAGACACAAGAACTTAAGGATGTTTATGGAGATAATTGGGAAAACTATAATGACTTTTTACAGACATACAAATACAAATAAAAGATAATAATATGAAAAGTAATTCACCATTTTTAAAAAAGACAATTTCAGAAATACGTAAAGAACCTGGAATGTCAAATGCAGGTAAATATCCTAATGTAAAAAAATCAGATTTCTGTGGACCAAAAGGTACATATCCTGTAAATACATTAGAAAGAGCTAAATCTGCTATAAAATTAGCTCATAACGCAAAAAATCCTGCGAAAATTAAAGCTTGTGTATACAGAAAGTATCCAGAGCTAAAAGATGACTAATGAGTAGTTATCTAATTGCGGGTATAATTATATTTTTATTTATAATTATATTAGAGAACGCATTATAACCATTAAACATGTAATCATGCACGAAGATAAAGCATATAATAAAGCAAGCAAACAAAAGAAAATTGGTATTGTTGGAGAATCTCATATATGGGATGGTCCTTTAAACCAAGTCGGAAGAATCCATCAAGTTGGATCTAGTTCAGGTATAAAAGGTATGCAAGTATCTAAATTCCCGAACTCTAAATTGGATATGCAAGTAAAATATCCTATTACCGCTATTGCACAAGGTAAAAAAATATAAAAATAAGTAATAAATCATTATAAGTATTAATATGGAAAAAGGACATTTTGGAGAATATTCTGGCAACGCTAGACATTCTCGTACACCGGTAACTACACATAATGTACATGCTGCAGAGCGTGATGACGCTGCACACATAGATTATCTTAAAAGAGATGTTCTTTGGGATGATAAGCATGGGCATAGTGATATCGATATGACAGCTGATGAGAAACATATATCTAAATTAGCTGGAGATATGAAATATGATAAAGAACATCATTCACCACTACATCATAAAACATCAACAGAGCATGAACATCAAACGTGCCATGAACCAGGTTCTGGACGCCTACATAAATGCGGAACAGGTAGTAAAAATGAGATAAAAGGAAGACCTGAACAATATAAGAAAACAGAATAGAACTGTATAAATCTAACCAAAACAAAACCAATAACAACAACAAAAACAATAACAAAAATGGCAAAATTTATAAATTTTCATTGCGTAAATACTAACGCGAATCAACCGTTCGGCCCAAGTTACGATGTCTTACTTAATGTTGAAGACATAGTTAAAATAGCAGCTACGGGCGGTGATGGACAAAACGCTAAAACTTTAGTTGTAAGTTTCAAACAAGCAGCTATAGGAACACCGGATTCTACTAATCCTAAAACAGTTACTTTTGCAGTACATGCTGATATGGTTGCAACTACCGATCCAACACTTAACAATGGTGAAGCAAATCCAATTTATGACGCAGTTGTAAAAGCAATGACAGCTAATCCAGGTGGAGTTAAATCTACTGTAAGTTTACCTAAAGATCAAGCAGCTACTCCAGTACAAATGTATTTTAGTGGTGCTACTTGGGCATAATAATTAGTTGATGAAATCACGAGGATTAGGCGATTCTATTGAAAAGTTTACCACTAAAACAGGTATTAAGACCATCGTTGACTCTGTCTCTGAAGGTCTTAATATTCCTTGTGGATGTCAACAAAGAAAAGATGCATTAAACAAAATGTTTCCATATTCAACAAGAAAATAATGGCTTTTAAACTTAATAACCCTCCTTACGTAGCAACTGCTCCAGTTCATGAGATTGATATGGAAGATGGTGTATTAGGTAAAGCTGATAGAAATGGAAATATATTAATTAATAATAAAATAACAGACCCTAAAAAACGAGCAGAAGTAATAGCCCATGAAGATTTTCATATAAATGAAATTAAAATGGGTATTTTAGATTACGATGATGATTGCGTTTATACACGTAAAGATCCAAATAGTAAATGGAAATGTCATCCTAGATCTAAAATGAACGAAGGAAGTCATGCTTTAGCTTGGGAAAAAAGGGCACATAAAAACGCATAAAAATAAATAAAATGGGAAAAGGTAAAAAACACGAATCTGCTGCTCAAGAAAGAAAAAACTTACTTGGGATTAATCCAATACCGGATCACGCAAGTGGTTCTTGGATGAGCAAGCATTCAATAGCAGGTAGAGGATCAAATAGTCCATTACATGATAATCATAATCTATGGGGTAAAGCTAAACAAGCAATTGCAGATAATCTTACTTGGGAAATTAGAGGAGGTTTAAGTGCTGAAGGTGATATACAATCTCAGAGACGTAAACCAGCTCATACTACGGTAGGTAAATTTATTACGGGAATAAAACATACTACCGAAGAAAAGAAAGCTATGGAAGCAAAGAAAAATAGAAATATTGGTGGATAATGAGTAAAAAAAAAGCCTTTAAAGATACTGGTGTAGGTAAATTTCTTATTGAAAAAGCACCTAATATCTTAGGTATTGTTGGTGATGCAATATTACCAGGTAACGTTATTTCAGAATTAATAACAGGTAATAAAGATTTATCTGCTGAAGATAAAGAAGTTGCGTTACAAAAACTAACAATAGAAAGGGCTGAAATTGATGGAACAACAAGGCGGTGGGTCGCCGACGCTCGTTCAGGAGCATGGCTTGCTGCTAATGTTCGTCCATTAACATTAATATTTTTAACAATTAGTTATGTTATAGGATGGTATATGGGATATCCATTAGATTCTATAACATCATTATTAACTATAGTAATCGGAGGTTATTTTGGCTCTCGTGGAGTTGAAAAAGTATTCGGAAACAAAATGCATAAATAAATAAAAAAATGGGAATATATCAAAAAAATTTAAGCGATGCTGCTACCCATGCTGTATCTATTGGAACTGTAGCTACTTTAAGAGCACCAGGGGCTTCATCTAGTGGTATACCAATTGGTCAAGTAACTGATAATTCTAGTAATATAGCTGCCACAGCTCAAGTTGTTACAGCTTATGCTTCTGGAGGTACTTTTTTAGGTTCAGCAAGTAATGCCCAAAATAAACAATGGGGTGCTTATTATACTATTGAAACTAATGGTGCAGGAGCAATTACTGAAATAAAAGTAATGCAAACAAGACCAGATGGTACAAATCAAGGGGCAGCTGTAGGAGCGCCACTTAATCCTGGAGCCGGTCCTAATATGGCTGCTAACGCACAAACTATTATTTTTAACGCGTCAGATTTAAACACAGCTTTTGGACAAACTGATATTACTGGAACAGTTGATGTAGCTTTACAAACATCAGATCTACAAGCCCCCACAAGTGGAGGTGATGCTGGAACAAACGCTGTTTATGAAGCAGAACCTGGATTTGATGGTTTTGGATTATATGTAGGAGGTACAGGTGATATTAAATTAGAATTTGCAGCAGCTCCACCAAATCAAACAGTTACAATACAAAGTATTCCGGCTGGAAGTACTTTAGATATGTTAGTTAGAAAAGTTTATACAACTGATTCAGCTACAACTGCTACAGAAATGGTAGCATTATATTAATAAATTAATAATTAAATTAAATTAACTCAAATGACAAAAGAAGAAAAAAAATTAAAAGTTACAGAAGAACAACTTTCAAAAATTAAACAATCACAAGAAGATATAGCTACATTGCTAAGAGACGTGGGGTTTTTAGAAACTCAAAAACATGCTATTTTACATAAGTATGCTGGAGTAGTACAAGATTCTGAAGATTATAAAGCTGAATTAGAAAAACAATATGGAGCTATAAATATTAATCTTGAAGATGGGAGTTATACTGTAATAGAAGTTGAAGATAAAGATAAAACCAAAGATAGTGAGTAACATTATAAGAAAAATCAGTATTGGTTCTGATTATAAAAATGATGCAATGCACTATGCTGTTGGACAACAAGTGTATGGGGGTCATACAATTTCTCATATTTTAAACGATGAAGCAGAACAGTCATATAATATATTTATTAAAAAAGGAGATGAAGTACTCCCTTGGAAAAAGTTTAATTCTAATATGGCTATATCTGTAGAATATGATTTAGAGTATTAATGAAAAGTATTTATCAATTTATCTTAAAACCTATTGGTGAAAGATATAACAATAAAATAAATATCGAAGGAAAAGAACTCATTGTAAATTCAAGTATATCAAATCATAAGTTTATTAATAGAGAAGCAGAAATAGTTAGTATTCCATTAACATATAAAGGAAATATAGTTAAAGGAGATAAAGTTATAGTACATCATAATTTATTTAGAAGGTATTATAATATGAAAGGAAAATCTGTTAATAGTACTAAATATTTTAAAGAGAATTTATATTTTGCTATACCTTCTCAAATATATATGTATTATAAAAATTCATGGATTACTAATGAAAATTATTGTTTTGTAAAACCTTTATTAGAAGATGGAAAAATAATAAAGAATAAAGGGATATTAAAATATGGTAATAGTTCATTAGAAGTACTTGAAATCACTCCAGGAGATGTGATAGGTTTTAAACCTTTACGAGAATTTGAGTTTATTATTGATAACGAACTTTTATATTGTATGGAATCTAATGATATTGTAATTAAATATGAACACAAAAAAAACCAAAAAGAGTATAATCCTAGCTGGTCAAAAAGCAGTTGAAGAATTAATTAAAGTAGCAAAAGAAAAAATAGTTGATTCAGAAGATGATGTTTCTGCAGATAGATTAAAAAACGCAGCTGCCACAAAAAAATTAGCAGTATTTGATGCTTTTGAGATATTAAATCGGATAGAAGAAGAAGAAAATATGTTAAAAGAAACTAAACAAGAAACACGTGGTAGTAATTTTAAAGGTTTCGCAGAAGGTAGATCAAAATGACATACAAACAAACTTTATATAAAATTTTATCTGATCATATTAAACCAAAAATAATAAAAAGAAATAATAGATATAAAAAATGGAAATATGGGTACGATCAAGAAAATGATATCGTGGTTATCAGCAAAACTGGCCAAATTGGTGAAATATATCAAATCCAAGGTCTCAAAATTGCTTTACCGTTAGAAGAAAAAGTATATAAAAGAGCAAATAAAAAAGAAGAACAATATTGGGAAGTATTTGAATATCCTAAAGTTTTAGATAGATTAAAAACAGTTTTTGATTGGAATAATACTTCTGTAGATTTTAAAGATAAATGGTATGATTACATTGATGAAGAATTTAAAAGACGTGAAGAAGGCTTTTGGTTTTACAATAAAGGCATTCCTTCTTACATTACTGGTTCTCATTATATGTACTTGCAGTGGACCAAGATTGATGTTGGGAAGCCAGAGTTTCGAGAGTCAAACAGACTTTTCTTTATTTTTTGGGAAGCGTGTAAATCCGATACTAGGTGTTATGGAATGTGCTACCTTAAGAACCGTCGATCGGGATTTTCTTTCATGGCATCATCAGAATTGGTACACCAGGCCACTATATCCTCAGATTCACGATATGGAATATTATCTAAAACTGGAGCTGATGCGAAGAA